GAAAGATTGTGTTGGCAAACGACACGTCGAACGGCTGGGCAAACGTGACAGTTGGCACGGACGTTTCTGACGTTGATCCAACGTTGAGCGGTATCACACTGTCAACAGACATTATCTCAACATCCCAGATTCGAGTTGGCATTGACATGCTCAACGATTCCGGCTTTGACGTTGACGGATGGGTGCAGACAGAACTGGGTGTGCGTTATGCCCGTGGAGCAGCCGCAGCAATTGCTAACGGCGGTGGTCCAACTGGTCAAGTGCAGGGCATTATCGGCAACACGTCCGGCAACGTCACCAGCACAAACACCGGCAACGTTGTTTACGCTGACGTCGTGAAGTTGATGACGAGCTTGGATCCCTCTTATCAGGCACAGGCCGTGTTTGCGATGAACAACACAACGATCTGGCAGCTTGCACAGTTGACGGACAACAATGGTCGTCCACTGTGGCTTCCTGAGTTCGGTAGCTTGCAGGGTTCCATTGGCCAGTTCGGTGGTGAGTTTGGTGGACAGTTCTTCGGCTCAATCCTGGGTCGTCCAGTAAAGCTGGTCACAGGGTTGTCAAATGCGGGATCTGGAAACACCAGCGTATTGTTCGGTGACTTCAAGGCGGGTTACACCTACCGAGAACCTGAACAGGGTATTGCTATCAGCCGTATGACAGAGCGTTACCTCCCATCCTACGAAGTCGGCTTCATCGGCTTCGCAAAGGTCGGTGGAACACTGACAGACGCAGGTACGCACCCAATCATCGCGCTGTACCACAGTTAATCCGAAAACCTAAACAGGTGGGGTCGCATTGAAGGTGCGGCCCCTTCCCCGCATGTGTGCCCAAATGTTGCTATCGCTAAAACAAACCGTTCCGCCAATCATCGAGCCCATCACGCTGGCTCAACTAAAGCAGCACCTCCGCATTGACTCTGGCTATACGGATGACGATGCATTGCTGACAGCGCTGATCACTGGAGCACGGCAATACGCGGAGAACTATACGCGTCGGGCCTTCTTCAATCAGACGTGGGTGCGAACGATGGATCACTTCCCAACGAACTATTTTATCAGTGCAACAGTGAATCCAAGTTTGCGGCGAGACTGGCCATACTACGCAGGACTCTGGTGGAACCTTACGATTGCGCTGCCGGTAGCACGCCTGTTGAGCGTCGAGTCAGTGACGTATCTGGATCAAACGGGCGCGCAGCAAACACTCGCGCTGGATGATCTCTACATTGACTACAATTCCGAACCGGCACGCATCACACCACCTCCCGGTGGACTGTGGCCGTTCACAGAGTTTTATGTACCGGGCTCCGTTGCCATTGCCTACACGACAGGATCATTCGTCACGTCGGTGGAGGAGAGCGCAACAGTTCCAAGCAGCACACCCTATACATACACGCCCTTGCAGGGACCGGTGACCGCTGTCACGTCTGCAACAGACGGCAACGGCAATGTCGTATCGACCAGCTATAGCGCAACCACTGGCAACGTGACGTTCAACGCAAATGTCGCAGGTGAGACGGTCACGCTCAACTACTACATCGCCAACGCACCGCAACCAATATGCCAAGCGATGTTGCTGCTATGTGGTCAATGGTATGAGCACAAAGAGGCCAGCAGCATGACGAATCTTTACGAGACTCCGTTTGCTGTTCGCGCCCTTTTGGACATGTACGTCGTAAACGTGATGGATTACGACGCGGTGGTGTAAGGATGGCATACGATCCCCTCGCAATCGACGCTGGCCAGCTGCGTCACCAGATCACAATCACCGTTCCAAACGCCGGAGAGCGCAACTCGTTTGGACAGACCACGCCCAGCGAATCCACAACGGTGCTGACAACGTGGGCAAAGATTGAGAGCACAACGGGTGCGGCATACAAGCAACTCATCCAAAGCGGCGTCATCAGTTCGCAGACCACCCACCTCATCACAATGCGCTGGCCGGGATCATCTGTGCAGATTGGTCCGAACATGAACGTGGTCTTTGGTGACCAGACCTACTTGGTTCAGGGTGTGGACAACGTCCTGCAGCGGAACAGGGTAGTGCGCCTCTTCTGCCAAGTGATTGACGGCGAGGTGAACTAATGGCCGACCTCGAGATAACAGTCAACACTAAGGAGCTCGAACAACTGCTGGAGCACCTTCCACAGAAGATCGCAAACCAGTATTTGCGCAGTGCTGCGCAAAAAGCCGGGGATGCCATTTTGGCTCCTATGAAAGCACTCACGCCAGAACGCACGGACGAAAAGACACCAAACGGCAACTCACTTGAACCGGGTGCCTTGAGGGAAGACCTCACAACGCAAGTAACTCTTACAAAACACGGCGTGAGGGTGAAAATTGGTCCGACGGCAGCAACAGCCCACGTCTGCAGATGGCAGAACAACGGATACATGCTCACGTCGCATAACGGCAAGCAGATTAAACAGATCCCCGGCAAGCATTTTATGGAAGGGGCAAGCGATGAATCTGGGCAGACCGCAGTGGATGCGTTCGTGGATGACATTCAGTCGTCGCTAAATACTGATAACGCAAGCTCGGGTGGTGGAAGCTGATGTTGGTTCAAGGAGCAGTCGCGCTTTTAAACAGCACGGCGAATGTGAGCGCTATTGCAAATGGCAACATTATGCCGATCCCAGCGCCAGCTGATTTGTCGGACTATCCGTGCATCACTTATCAAACCGCGTCCGATGTTTCGACATACGCGATCACTGACCCGGTTGCAACAGGCATTACAAAGTCAAGAATTGTCTTCACTTGCATTGCAGCGGATTACGCCAACGCGCGAACGCTTGCACAGGCGGTGAAGCAAACACTTTCAGGATACAGAGGCACGCTTTCAGATGGAACACAAGTGCTGATGACAGAAATTGTGAACATGGCAGATGGATTTGATGACGGTTCCCGTCTATCGACCACTGCGGTACACGCGATGTTCACTTACTTAGATTAAGCGTGACGAGGTAATCACAGATGAGTAACACTAACTTTTATACAGCAGCCGGTGCGGTATTATCCGTCAACGGCTCAAACATCGGCAACGTGACTGTTCTGGCCGTCGATCCGCCAACGTTGGATCAGCAGGACGTCACAAACTTCGCCAGTCCGAAAGTTGGCGGCGTCATTTATCAGCAGCAGGTCCCTTCCATGTTGAAGGCTGGCAAGTTCTCGGGCGAAGCTATGTACGTTCCGAACGATGCCGGTTTGCTTGCACTCCGCGCAGCATTCAGCAACACCGGAAATGCAGCTACGTTTGTGCTGACGCTACCAGAAGACACATCAGGCAACGTGCAATCAACCGTTGGCGACGTGCTGTCGTGGACTGGCTACGTCACAACACAGCCAACCCCAACATTTAGCGGTCCAGACAAGGTCATTACCTACAAAATCGATACGTCGATGTTGAGCGTATTGACAATCACATCCGGCAGCTAAACAACTGACGCAATCATTGCTGATTACCAAAACGGGGTGGGGATAACAACCTCACCCCATTTTAAAGACAGGACGAATGACACATCCATTGAAGCAGGAAATACCAGTCACACTCGATGACGTGACGTACAACCTCGTATTCGAAGCGAAAGCGATCTTTGAAGCTGAACGCCTCACGGGAAAGCAGCTGATCACGGGATTGAGCGAGCAAGTCGTCAACAGGCCATCGTGCGATGACGTGTGCTCGATGTTCTATGCGGCGGCAAAGGCGCGGCATCCGGGACTGACGATTGAAGCAATACAGAAGCACTTGGACAAACCATCGTTTCCCGAGATGCGGGATCAAATGATGAATATGCATGCAGCGGTACTGAGTGCATGGTTTGCAGGTGCGCCGAAGCCAAAGGTTGACGATGGTGAAGCAAACCCCACACAGGACCAAAGCTGACAGCAACAGAAGTGTGGGAACGACTTTGGTCCACAGCAATTTACGACCTGCGCATAACGGAAGAGCAGTTTTTCGATATGACGCTGGGAATGTTCGACCTGTTGATTGAGCGTCAAGAAATGGAATGGGAACGGCGCGAACTGCTAAACGGCATTCTCGCAAGTACCGTAGCAAATTACGCGCCGGGACTGGCAAAGAACGATTACAGGGAAGCCGGAGACTTCATGCCGTCCGCGCTTAGGAAGCGGGAAAAGAAAGGTGGATTAGGACGATTACGCAACCAAATACGGCAAATCAAGAGCACGTGGGCAGGTTAGGTGAACGATGGCAACACAGACAGTACAGACAATCGCAGTTGATTTTTCTGCAAACACCGGCAAGCTCAGTGCAGGTTTCGCCAAAGCAAACGCTGAAACGAAACGCTTCTCTCAGGAGTTCAGGGCACAGACGCGAGAGGCAAGTGGTTCATTAGAGCTGCTTGGTGATGAACTCGGCGTGCGTTTGCCACGTCACCTTCGCACATTTGTGGCTCAACTGCCCGGCGTTGCATCCGCGTTGTCCGCCGCATTCAGCGGTATCGCAGTCATCGGACTTGCCAATATCGTTCTTGAAACTGGCGAGAAGATTGCGGACTTCTTCAAGAAGGCCAAAGAGGCAGCTGACAAAAGCAAAGACGCGTGGGCATCAGTCCACGTTTCGATCACTTCACAGAATGACGACCTCGAACTGACAAAGGCAAGACTACAAGATGCCATTGCTCGGCTGGAACACAAGCCAGAAAACAAGCTGGCAGAAGCAATTGCCGAGGCGCGCGTCGAAGCAGACAAGCTGGGGAAAACGGTTGATGACGTTGTAAAGCAGATCTCAGAAGCAGTAAAGAGTCAGGAGTCCGGGTCGCTTGCGCAGATCTTCCTGAAGCAAACGGGCGGCACGAAAACTGCGGGCGTAATGAAGACGCTGCAAGATCAGCTGAACGAGATTGATAACGGATACGTTCAGGGCGATCCGACCCAATTGCGACAGCAGGCATTGCAGCAAGCGATGGCCGCGCTGGCTCCAATCCTCCAACAGGCTCACAACACCGTTGAGCAGTACAAGCGCGACGGCACTCCGCTTGACAACAGCTCGGCTTACAAGGAATACCAAACCAGTTCCGAGGCAATGCGCAACTTGCAGGGAGCCAATCAGAACATCAACATTCAGCAACAGGTTGACGCGCTGTCGAACCAAAAGGACCAGCTGGACGCAGCCAAAGACTTGGCGCAAGAGCAGCAGGAATTGCAGAACAAACAACTGCAAGCTCTCGAAGCACAGCAACAACAGCTGAAGAACCAAAAAGAGATGTGGGGTCAGGTTTGGTCGCCGGCGGATGACCAAGCATTCTGGCAGGCCCACATCGCCGCATTCACAAAGGGATCGGAAGCCTACAACAAAGTACTCGACAACATTTACCAAGCGACTGAGGAACGATCGAAGCAGTTCCAAACCCAGATCAAGGACATGCTCGAAGCACAACAGCGAGCAGCCCGCATGGATGCCGAGTTTGCAGAACAGCAAGCGAAGACAGCGCAGGCAGCAGCCGCAGCCCTAACGCAAGAGACTGCAAAGTACGGCGTCGGACAGGCACGTATCAATGCACAGGGCCAATTGGCAACGGCACAGATGGAGTCACAGCTTGGACAGATCAGTCCACATGCACTGGCACAAGCCCAAGCCGCTGCACACGCCGCTGAGTTTCAGGAGCAAATACAGGCCCTGCAACAGGAACTGGCTGAGTTGCACACGAATGATTTCGGTTCGCTGTCAGGCGAAAACACCGCAAAGGAAATGCAGGTTCAGCTGCAAATCAACGAGGCCCAATCCAAATCAAGCATTCAGGCAATGCAGGATGCGCAGAACGAATTCGCTACCACGTGGAAGGGAACGATAGCGAGTATCTACGACACCGTAATAGAGAAGGCGCAGCAAACAACAGCACAGATCAAACAGATCTCAACGCAGTTCATTGACGGCATCAACACTGAACTGGCAAAGGGAATGACCGGACAGAAGACGGACTTCTCCGGTGTGTTCCGCAATGCCTCGCAGTCACTTGCAAAGACAGCTTTAGAAAAGACCGAAGGTACCGCACTGGGCGCACTCGGCCTTGGTAAGCGCGATGGCAGTTCAGCGTCGCAGGCTTTGTATGTGCAGATGGCAAATGGCCCACTGTCTGGTTTGCCAGACTTCTCGAAACTCCCAAGTGGACTACCTCCAATCCTTGGTCCTAATGGCCAAACAGGTATCGGCTCAGCCACCAGCACTGTAACAGGTGGGCTGTTGGGAATGCTGAATGATTCCAACTGGGTCTCAAGTCTATTTGGTGGAAAGCTGTTTGGATCGGGCAGTTTGTTCGGCGGTCACTTCGCAGGCGGCGGTGACGTTATGGGCGGCATGCCTATTGACGTTGGCGAGCTCGGACCAGAGCGATTCGTGCCATACACAAACGGCCGGATCATCCCAAACAACGAGCTAAATACAGGCGGTACCACAGTTCACATTGATGCAAGCGGCAGCAACGATCCGGCGCAGACAGAAGCGGCCATCCATCGTGCAATGGGCCAGTATTTGCCGCAAATGGCAGCAATCGCAACACGAGCAAATCACGAGAACAACGCACGAAGACCGACAAGGCAGTAATAGATGAGCTACAGCAATATCACCATCAACAACTCAAACATTACGCTTGTCTCCTTCCCGACAAGCGTGGGACTGCGCTCCTTTGATATGACGATCTCTGACGCTGTCTCCACAGTCAATTCGCCCTATACGGGACAGACACAGGCACAACTCTGGCCGGGTGGCGATATGTGGAGTGGCACAGCAACGCTGGCACCTCTGCAACAGGCAGCGGCAGACGACTGGATTTCATTTCTGATGCAACTGCGCGGCCCAGCGTATGCGTTTCAAATGGGCGATCCGCTGAAGCAAACACCACGCGGCACACCATCTGGCAACGCAATAGTGGACAACACGCAGAACAACGGCAATCCGGCGATGAGCACACAGCTTGGAACGACCGGATGGACCGCGTCAACGGCCAACCTGCTGATGCGAGGCGACAACATCCAAGTCGGGTATCGCTTGTATCGCGTCACCGACACAGTCGCTTCGGATTCAAACGGCAACGCTGTAGTCAACATCTGGCCGTCACTGCGTGAACAGCCAGTCAACAGCGCGAATGTCATCACGGAGAACACGCAGGGATTGTGGCGACTGTCAACAACGACCCGAACGTATTCGTTCGATACGACACAGCTGACACGCATTTCCTACAAATTTCAGGAGTACAGGTAACGGCCAATGCCACGCAACGTAGACACAACGATGGCGGCGGCGATGGCCGGCAGCGTAATCCAACCCGCGTTTTTCATATCGCTTGGCTTCACGACAGGGCAGCTCAATGCGTGGACCGGTGTCGGACCTTTTACCTGGGGCGGCAATACGTTTCAGGGTGTCGGCGACTTCGGCCAACTCTCCACAATCACTGAAAGTTCCGCTGTGCAAGCCGATGGGATGACAGTCCAGCTGCTCGGCATTCCGTGGAGTGTGATAACGGGCAGCGCCAACAACACACCTCAAGTATATCAAGTGACTGGCGTGTATTCAGCTGTTCTGCCGAGCTATGAAATGACGTTCGCCAATTCACTG